CGCATCAAGGCCGCCGAGTCCGTAGGCAAGGACCGCAAGCAGATCGCCGCCTACGAGCGGAAGACAACCCCCGCCCCGCAGACCAGCGGTGACGACCAGAAGGGAGCCGAGCAGTGACACTCCTCGGCACATTCAAGGGGAACCCCCGCAACGACCTCGGCTGGCTCAACAGCGCCGGCCGTCCGGACCCGGACGTCACCTTCCACCGAACGAACCTGCCGCGCGTGGGCCTGGACGACGTCCCGGCCGCCGCGACCGGCGTCATGTGCTCGGTCGCCCTGTACCTCCAGGACGGCGACCTCATCGCCAACCTGACGTTCGTCAGCGCGGGCACGGCCGCCGGCACGCCCACGAACTACTTCGCGGCCCTCTACAGCGGGGCCGGGGCGCTGCTCGCGCAGTCCGCAGACCAACTCACCGCAGCGTGGGCCGCGGACACCGCGAAGACGTTCGCCCTCGCGACGGCGCAGAGGATCACCAAGTCGGGCATCTACTACGCGGCGCTGTCGGTGACTGCGACGACGGTGCCGACGCTGGTGGGCTCGCTCGGCGCGAAGCCCGTGCTGACCGGTGAGGGCAACCTCTCCCAGACGTCCGGCTCCGGCCTCACGGCCACCGCCCCGGCGACGATCGCCACTCCCGCCTTCAAGCGGCACGTGCCGCTCGTCATCGCGACCTGAGGGGGTTGAGGCATGGGACTCACTGGAGCTCAGCTCTCCGTCGCAGCGGCCGGCACGCTGACCGCGGCGCTCGACCTCGGCACGGGATCGGCGCCGCAGAACCTGGCCCGGTCCATGACCTTGGGCAACGGCACCGGGGCCGGGAACGCGGACCGGCTGTTCGCGGACCGGCGCACGCTGGCCGCGTCGGCGACCGAGGATCTCGACCTGGCGGGCGTGCTGCTCGACGCGTTCGGTGCGGCGGTCACGTTCGCCCGGATCAAGGGCCTGATCATCGCGGCGGCGGTCGGGAACACGAACAACGTGGTGGTCGGCGCGGCAGCGTCGAATCCGTGGGCCACGCTGCTCAGCGCCACCGGCACAGTGACGCTGCGGCCGGGCGCGTTCATCGCGGTCGGGACGGCGGCGACAGATGCGACCGGGTACGCGGTCACCGCGGCCACGGCCGATCTCCTGAAGATCGCCAACTCGGGTGCGGGCACGTCGGTGACGTACGACATCCACATCATCGGCGCGTCCGCGTAGCCGATCCATGTAGCGATCGGGGAGGCCTTCGGGCCTCCCTGTCGCATCCCCAGGGAGGAGCGCGCCCATGGGAAATTTGGTGTTCAACCGGGCACTCGGACGCTTGGCGGCCTATGCCGACCTGCCTACCCCGAACGATGCGTTTGTTCTGGTCCCGCTGGAGCTTGCAGGGCTGGAAACCGATGCTGTACTTCGCGACAAGGACACCCTTGCCGACGTGGTGTCGGGGGCAACGAACGAACAGGTCACCGTCGGGCGCAAGACCCTCGTCAACGTCACCGTCACCGTGGACGACACGAACGACCGTGTGGCCATCGACGCTGACAACGTCACCTGGTCTTCGCCCACCGGAAATCCGATCGGTGCAGTCGCTGTTTTCTACGACCCGGATACCACCACTGGCACGGATGCGGATCTGATTCCGCTCACCAAGGCCGATCTCTCCTGGTCTCCGGACGGAATCGCGTTCACTCTGAACATCGCTGATCTCTTCCGGGCCAGTTCCACCGGGTAGCGCCGTGGCCAGCTTCAGCGACAACTTCGGCCGCCCCGACGGGAGCCCCGGCGCCAACTGGGTTCTGGTCTCGGGTCCCTGGACGATCATCTCTCAGCAGCTCTCGGCGGGCACGGCGGGCGGCACCGTCGTCATCCGTGCCGCCACGGCGATGGACACCAGCGATCACTCGGCGCAGGTGACGATCGCCGCGACCACGTCCGCCAGTCAGGGCGTGTGGTGTCGCGGTGACTCCACCCTTTCGCAGGGCTATCTGTGGCGTAACAACGGCTCGGTCTGGGCGCTCTTCAGCGTCGTGGCCGGGGTGTTCACCAGCATCGGCACCTACAGCGCAGCGGCAGTTGCGGGTGATGTCGCGAAGATCCAGGCCGTCGGATCGACGATCAAGGGCTTCGTCGGCGGCGTCGAGCGCGTCTCCGTCGTCAATTCGGCCGTCACGACCGGCACGGGCACCGGCGTCCGCGCCGATTCAACCGGCGGGCTCAGGTTCGACGACTTCCTCGCCGCGGACGTGACCGCAGGCGCCACCCTCGGTGTCGCGACTGCAGCAGAGGCGGCCCAGCCGCTCACCGGAGCGAAGGCAGCAACCCTCGGCACCGCCACGGAAACCAGTGCCGCGCAGGCGCTCACTGGCTCCAAGACAGGCACTCTCGGCATCGCAGCCGCCCTCGAATCCGCACAGCCACTGACCGGCAGTAAGTCGGCAACGCTCAGCACCGCATTCGCCACCGAGACAGCGCAGCCTGTCACGGGAGCGAAGACCGCAGCTCTGGGCACCGCCGCAGCATCTGAGGCGGCGCAGCAACTGATCGGCAGCAAGCAGGCAACGCTCGCCGTCGCGGCAGAGACTTCCACAGCCCAGCCGCTCACCTTCGTCGGCCCGCAACAGAGGCCGGCCGACCGGCTCGCCGCCAGCGTGCCCGGTCCGGCCCTGACGGCGTCCACTCGCGGCCCGCTTCTGGTCGCGGTCAACAGCGGCCCGCGCTTGGCGGCCACCACGACGACAGGAGGCTGACCATGCCCGACGTGGGAGACTTCGTCACCGCAACGCTGACCGTGGACCCGTTCGACGGGACCACCGCAGCGGCGCTGCTGGTAACCCGGCCGGACGGCACCACGGCGAGCCCGGTCGTCACAGGCGCGGGCGGCGGGCAGACGTGGACGGCCCCGGTGACCTACACGCTGGCCGGGCTGTGGCGGCTGTCGTGGACCGTGACCGGGATGGGCGCCAGCGTCGAGCACGAGATCGTGTCCGTCGCCCCGGCCCCTGCCGTGACGGCGTCCGGGCGCGTGTACGCGACGACGACGCAACTCGCCAACACCCTCCACGCGGCACCCCCGTTGGACGCCGTGCAGCAGCTGGAGAACGCGTCGAAAGCATTGGACGACGCACTCCTGACCGCCGTGTACGACACCGACACCGACGGCATGCCCACCCACTCCGACGTGATCGCAGCATTCGCGGAAGCGGTCTGCTACATCGTCGAATGGTGGGGCGAGACCGGCGACCAGGTCGGCGCCCTCGGCGGCTGGGACTCCGTGTCGGCTGGCCCGGTCAGCCTGTCTGGCGGCTCCGGTGGCGCGGCGGGCACACCGATCGCAGCGGGGGCCCTTCCGCCCCGCGCGGCGGCCGTCCTGCACCGGCTGGACCCCGCCGTGTTCCGGCTCGGAGTCATCGGGGCGGGCTGCACATGGTGAGGCAGGTCCCGGCCTTCCTGCTACGGCACACGGTCACCGTCGAGGCCTACCAGGGCTCGACCAGCAGGGGCGATGTCTACGCGGCACCTGCTTCGGTGCGCTGCCTGTTCGACGAGACCACGAAGCAGGTCACCACACCGGGCGGCCAGAAGGTCACCTCCGGCTCGAACTACATCACCGGCCCCGACCACCGGCCCCCGCTGAACAGCCGCGTGACGCTGCCAGACGGCCGGATCACGAAGGTCATCACGGTCAGCCGCGTCGATGGCGCAGGGCTGCCAGTGCCGTCCAACACGCAGGTGTTCCTCGAATAGGAGGCGCGATCGTGGCGCGGAACTTCCGACTCCGATTCGACGGGACTACCGCGGCACGGCAGATGCGCGAAGGCGCCGTCCGCGGCTTGCAGTTGGCGACCGAGCATGTCCTTCAGCTGTCCAACGAGGTCGTCCCGCTGGACGAGTCGGAGCTGCAGCGCTCCGGGACCGCGAGCGTGGACGAGGCCTCGCTGACCGGGGTGATCTCGTACGACACCCCGTACGCGGTGCGCCAGCACGAAGAGCTGAGGTGGCGTCACGCCCCCGGCCGGACCGCGAAGTACTTGGAGAACAGCCTCAATGCGGCCCGAACCGAGGTTGCGGCGATCATCGCGGCCGAGATGAGGCGGGCGATGCGGTGACCTACACCAACGACCTCCTCAACGGAATCGCCGCCCTCCTCGACGCAGAGGGCGTCGGGGTGTTCCGCGAGGACGGCGTCATCGAGCCGGACGAAGTGGGCCTCTTCCGCGGCGTGATGCCCGACGAGCCGGATACGGCCATCGGGATCACCGACTACCCGGTCGCCGACGACGACACCACCAACGCGATCACCGGAGTCCAGTTCCGGATGCGTGCCGGCCGCGACCCGAACCTGATCGCCGAACTGGCGGACACCGTCTTCGGCCTGCTGCACAGCCGCCGCCACTACGAGGTCAACGGCGTCCACATCGAACTGTCGTGGCGGCAGTCGCAGGCCTGGATCGGCCAGGACCCGCAAGGGCGCATGGAACTGACCAGCAACTTTTACTTCCGGGCCGTGCGGTCCGGGGCCTACCTCAATGACTGAGAGGGATCGACATGACCACTCCCGTGACCGCACTCCAGCGCCGGTGGAAGCTGGACATTGACCTGTCCGCAGCCAAGGACGGATCGAACTGGAACACGGTCATCGGCGTGACGGACTTCAGCCCGTCCGCCGAGCCGAACATCGAGGACTCCTCCGACTACGACTCCGGCGGGTGGGCGGGCAACACCAAGACCGGGCAGGCGTGGGAAGCCAGCGTCACGATCAACCGGCGCATCAACGACCAGACGAAGGTCTACCACGTCACCCACGAGGCTCTCCGTGTGGCCGCGTACTCCTTCGGGTCTGCCTCGCAGGTCCACGTCCGCTACTACGACCGCGACGGCCTCCCCGAGGCGTACGAGGGCACCGCGCTGGTGACGTGGGCGCCGTCCGGCGGCGAGACCACCGCCCTGGACCAGGTCGAGATCACCCTCACGGGTGACGGCCCGCTGCTGCTCATCACGAACCCGGCGCCCTGATGGCAGGCGGCACGTTCGAGGCACTCGACGACTTCCTCGACGACGGAATCACCCTGCCCGTACGCGGCAAGGATGACGTGGTCCGCGAGTACCACATCGCAGACCCGTCCGCCGAGGCCGGGCTCAGGATCGACCGCATCACCACCCTGGCGGCTCGCCTGGCTGCCGGGCAGGCGGCACCGGAGCAGCCGGTCCTCGACGACGACGAGGAGCGGGACCTGTACCGGCTCTGCCTCGGCGACGCCTACCCCAGCCTTAAGGCCGACCTGTCCTGGTCCATGTTCAAACACGTCGCGCTCACCGTGATGTTCTGGATCACCGCCGACGAGGAGACCGCGCTGGAGTACTGGCGCACCGGCGAGGCCCCGGGAAAAGCGGGGAAGAACCGGGCGGAGCGGCGGCAGATGTCGCGCGCCTCCTCGGCAAAGGGTGCGGCGAACTCGACCCGGTCACCGGCCTCTACGAGTGGTACGAAGGCGGCGTCCAAGCGCCGAAGCAAGGGCGGGGGCGGACATCCCCGCCGCTCGATCTGAGCTGGCCCAAGCTGCTGGAGCAGTGGCTCCTCATCGAGGCCGACCTGCACGAGCGGTACGGCATCGACGTTGAGTCCGGCATCCTCCGCGACCGGACCTGGCGCTGGCTCCAGCTCCGCATCCTGGGCCTCCTCTCCACGGAGAGCAGGCTCCAGCGGCATTTCAACCCTCCCGAGGACCCCGCCAACACCCGACGGAGGTGAGCCATGGCGCTGACCGTGGGCGAGCTCAACGGCATCATCAGCATCGACGATCGCCAGGTGGACCCGGCCCTGCGCCGCGCCGAGAATGCCCTGCGGCAGTCCGGGCAGCGCATGGGCGACGATGCCGACCGCGCTGGGCAGCAGGCCGGGCAGCAGCTCGGCGACGGCATCGTCCGCGGCGCCGACGGCCAACTCCGAGACCTGCGGGGGAACGTCGTCACCGCCGTCCGCAGCGCTGGGAACGCTGCCACTCCGGCCGCCCGTCGTGCTGGTGAAGACGCCGGCGACGCTCTCGGTGACGGGCTCGCCGACGGGGCCGGAGACGGCGCCGATGCCGCGGTTGGCGAGGTGACCTCCAACCTGGACAAGCTGAAGACCGTCGGGGCCGGCATCGCCGCGACGGCCGGCGCCGCGATCGGCGCGGCGCTGGTGGGCGCCATCAGTGACTACATGGAGCAGGGGCAGATCGTCGGGCGCCTCGCCGCGTCGCTGGGGCAGACCCCTGCGGAAGCCCAGCGGTACGGGAAGCTCGCGGGCAAGCTGTACGCCGACGCGATCACGGAGGATTTCCAGAGCGCGGCCGACACCATCGGGGCGGTGATGGGTTCCGGCCTGATCCCGGCCGACGCCACGAACAAGCAGATCGAATCCATCAGTACGAAGGTCGCCGACCTGGCGAACACCTTCGACCAGGATCTCCCGGCGGTCACGAACGCGGCCACTCAGCTGATCCGTACCGGCCTGGCGAAGAATGCCGACGAGGCTTTCGACCTGATCGCGAAGGGCTTCACGACCAGCGCGAATAAGGCCGACGACTTTTTGGACACGATCAACGAGTACTCGGTTCAGTTCAAACGGGTCGGCCTCGACGGGAAAACGTCGATCGGCCTCATCAACCAGGCGATCAGCAAGGGTGCCCGCGACTCCGACCAGGTCGCCGACGCCATCGGCCAGTTCGGCGAACTGGCACTGGCGGGCGGCAAGGGAGTCGAGACCGCTTTCAAGAGCATCGGCCTGAATGCGGACACGATCCGCAAGAAGCTCCAAAAGGGCGGGAAGTCTGGTCAGGAAGCGCTCCAGCTGACCACGGACGCTCTGCGCGACCAGACGGACAAGCAGACCCGGCTGAACGCCGCCACGGCCCTCTTCGGGGACCCGGGCACCGTCATGGGCGACGCTCTTTTCGCCCTCGACCCCGCAGGCGCGGCGGCACAGGCCGGGATGGACAAGGCGTCTGGTGCCGCCGGGCGGATGGGCGACGCTCTGCGCGACAACGCGGGCACCAAGGTCGAGCAGTTCAAACGCGGGCTCCAGCAGGGGCTCGTCAACTTCCTTGGTTACACCGTCCTGCCGAAGCTGACCGAGGTGAAGGTCGCGGCCGGACACCTGTGGGATGACGCGGGGAAGGGCGGCAAGGAGGGCGCGGACCGGGTCATCTCGTTCTTCGGGATTGTCGGCCAGCGGCTCGTGACGAAGGCTCGGGAACTCGCGCCAAAGTTCATCGCTGGCTTGCAGCAGGCCGGGCAGGACGCCGCGAACTACATCCTGGCGAACCCCGAGTCTGCGCTGAAGATCGGCCTCATCGCCGCCGCGATCGCTGGCGCCATCCTGCTCATCCCGGTCCTGATCGCTGGCGCTCTCGCCTCCTCCGCCACGCTGATCATGGTCGGGTTCACCCGCAAGATGATCTCGGCGTTGAACGAAAACCTGCCCAAGTGGCTGGCCGCGTTCGGTAATTGGCTCAATGCGCAGACCGCGAAGATCCCCGGCATGTTCAACGGGCTCGGTGTCGCGATCGGCGGCTGGTTCGCTGGCCTGTGGTCGAGGTACATCGCGGGTCCGGTGAGCCGCCAGTGGAACCTCTTCCTCGGGACCGTGCGTGCCCTGCCGGGCAAGGCGGTGGGCGCGCTGGCCGCGCTCGCGCCGAGCCTGACCGGGGTGTCCAACCGTGCCTGGCAGCAGTTCGCGTCCGCTGCCGCTTCGAAGGCGACGTCGTTCATCGGCTGGGTGCGCGGTCTGCCCGGCCGGATCTCGTCCGGTGTCGGCTCCCTGGGCAGCCTGCTGTACGGCAAGGGCCAGAACGTCGTGCAGGGCCTGTGGAACGGCATCTCCAGCATGTCCGGGTGGATCCGCGGACAGTTGATGTCGTGGGCCCGCTCGGCGATCCCCGGCCCGATCGCGAAGGCCCTGGGCATCGCGTCGCCGTCGAAGGTGACGAAGGCTCAAGGCAGGTGGATCGCCCGCGGCCTGGTCGCCGGTCTGACCGGCAACACCAAGCAGGTCAAGTCCGCGGCAACCAAGCTCGCAGACATCGTCCGCGACTCCCTCAGCCCCGGAAAGCGTCGCTCCAAGGCGCTGAAGCTCATCAGTACGCAGTCCGGCGCGCTCGCCAAGCTCGCCACCCGTGAGGCTGCTCTGGCGACCCGGATGAAGGCGGCACAGAAGAAGGTCTCCGACCTGGTCAAGGCCCGCGACAAGCTCGCCGCGGACGTCAAGGCCGGAGTCCTGTCCGGGGCGGACATCACCAAGCAGGAGACCGGCGGCTGGCCGCAGACCGCCGAGAGCATCCTCGCCGGGCTGAAGGCCGACACCCAGGCTGCGCAGGTCTTCGCGAAGAACCTCGCGCTGCTGCGGAAGAAGGGCGTTCGCTCGGACCTCATCGCGCAGATCGCCCAAGCCGGAGTGGACCAGGGCTCGTCGGCGGCGGCCGCACTGGCGACCGCCAACAGCGGGCAGATCAAGCAGATCAACGCCCAGCAGAAGGCCCTGGTGACCGCAGCCGGGCAAGCCGGGACCACGGCGGGCAACGCGATGTACGGGGCCGGGATTCAGGCAGCGCAGGGCATCGTCAAGGGGCTCCAGTCCCAGCAGAAGGCCATCGACAAGGCCATGTTGAGGATCGCCAAGGGCATGTCGAAGGCGATCCGGGCCGCGCTCGGCATCAAGTCCCCGTCCAGAGTGATGGCGTTGGTGGGCCAGTACACGGCGCAGGGCCTCATCAAGGGCGTCGAGGGCCAGCGGTCCGCGGTCAACAAGTCCATGGCCTCCCTGGTGGAGACGCCGGCGGCCGGGTCGTGGGACATGGCGTCCTCGCGGGCCCGTGCGGCGGCCGCACAGAGAGTCGTCGTCGAGTTCCGTTCCCCGGCCCGCGGCGAGGACGCCTACCTCATGGGCCGCATGCGGCGCGGCGTGCAGCGCGTATCGGGCGGCAATGTCGAGTTTGCCCTCTCGGGAAGGAGAAACAACTGATGGCGTTCCCTCAGGATCCGCTCGGCGTGGTCACCGAGCTTCAGATCGGGACCACGATGACCGACGTCACCCAGCACGTCCTGAGTCGGAACGTCATCACGCACACCCGGGGCCAGACGGCGGAGGGGCAGGTCGCCGACCCGGCGTCCTGCTCCCTCACCCTGAGGTCCCCGGACGGCCTGTACAGCCCGCGCAACCCGCGCTCGCCGTATTACCAGCAGATCGGCCGCAACACTCCCGTCCGGGTGTCCGTCCACGCCGGGTCCACGTACCTGGCTGTGGACGGCGCCACCAGCGGCGTCTTCACCGTGGACGCTGCACCGCTGGACATCACCGGCGACCTCGACGTCCGCGCCGAGGTGCGCCTCGACGACTGGGCCCTGACTGCCGAGCTGGCTGGCAAGTGGGACTACCCCAACCAGAAGTCGTGGATGCTGCTCCTGTTCAACAGCAAGCTGTGGCTCTACACCAGCGCGGACGGGACCACCGAACTCCTCTCCGGATCGACCACCACCGTGACCGTCCCCGCCTCCGGCCGCCTGGCCGTACGGGCAACCATCGACGTCAACAACGGCGCAGGCGGCCGCACGGTCACCTTCTACACCGCCACCTCGATCGGCGGGACCTGGACCCAACTCGGCGACCCGGTCGTCACGGCCGGAACCACGAGCATCTTCGCTGGCACTGGACAGCAGTACATCGGAGCCGTCAGCACCATCTCCCTTCCGGATCCGATCGGCCGCTTCTACGCGGTCGAAGTCCGCAACGGGATCAACGGCACCGTCGTCGCCAACCCCGACTTCACCGCGCAGACAGTCGGCGCACCCAACTTCACGGACGGGGCCGGACGCGCCTGGTTCATGAGGAACGGTGGCACGCTCACCAACCGGCAGGTCCGCTTCGTGGGTGAGTTCGGCGACTGGCCGGCGGAGTGGTCCGGCCGCGGCGACCTCATCACCGTGGAAGGCGAAGCCGCCGGCATCCTCGAGCGGATGAACCAGGGGACGAAAGTCCTGGCCTCGACGCTGCGTCGGCGTATCCCCTCGTTCAACCCGATCGCCTACTGGCCCATGGAGGAAGGCTCCGACGCCACCACTATCTACAGCCCCATCGCTGGGGTGCGGCCCTTCAAACCGGTCGCGTTCAGCATGGCTTCGGACGACACGCTGCCGGGCTCGTCGCCGCTGCCGGCCCTTGAGGTGAACGCCTCATTCGTCGCGCAGGTCCCCACGGCGGCCGCCGGGCCGTGGCAGGTCGAGCTGGTGTACAACCTGGACGCGATGCCGGTCGCGACGACCACTCTCTTCGAGATCCGCACCACCGGCACGGCCCGCCGTGTACGGGCGCGCGTGGCCACCAACGCCATCACCATCGACGGCCTCGACGCCGACGGCAGCACGCTCTTCACCCAGACGACCACCGCTCCCAGCTTCACCGGCTCGTGGAATCGGCTCCAGATCAGAGCCGAAGTCAGCGGCGGCAACGTGACGTACTACCTGCTTTGGATCAACATCGGAGCCGGAAGCTTCCAGATCAGTTCGACCACCGCTGCCGTCCCGGGAAACGTCCTCGATGTCCGTTCGGATTTCGGCACGGGCCTCGACGGGATGCGTCTGGGGCATCTCGCCGTTTTCCCCGGCGCGCCGCTGGCGTTCAATCTGGCGGACCACGGTTTCAACGGGGAGACGGCCGTCGCCCGCATGACCCGCCTCTGCCAGGAGGAGGGAGTCGTCTTCCGCAGCGTCGGAACGGCGTCGGAGACCATGCCCATGGGTCCCCAGCGCCCGGACACTCTCCTCGCGCTGTTGCAGGAGTGCGCGGACGCGGACGGCGGGATCTTCGGCGAGGACCGGGACCGGGCCGGCCTGCGCTACCGGGCCCGCACGACCCTCTACAACCAGGAGCCGGGCCTGACGCTCGTCTACGGGCAGCCGGGTCTCGGTCGGCCGTTGACACCGGTCGATGACACCTCGACCGTCCGCAACGACATCACTGTCACACGGGAGTCCGGCGGATCGGCGCGCGCCGTCCTGGAGGAGGGACGCCTGTCCGTGCAGGCCCCGCCTGACGGGGTCGGACTGTACGACGAGGGCGTCACTCTGAACTTGTACGACGACGACCAGACCGAGCCTTCGGCGTACTGGCGCCTTCACCTGGGGACGTGGGACGAGGCCCGCTATCCGACCGTTACCGTCCGCCTGCACCGGGCGCCGGAGCTGATCGACGCCGTCCTCGGCATCACCGAGGGCGACGTCATTCGCATCACGGACCTGCCGGATTGGGTTCCGCCCGGGCCGGTGGATCTGCTGGTGCAGGGCTACACGGAGCGCATCGGCCTGCTCACGTGGGAGGTCGACTTCGTGTGCGTGCCCGCGGGCCCCTACTCGGTGGCCGTGCTGGAGGCGCTGTCCCTGGCGTGGGTGGACACCGACGGCAGTGAACTCGCCACGGCGGCCACGGACACCGCGTCCACGCTGGACGTGACCACCACCGACGGCGCGGTCTGGAACGCGGCCCCGTCCGAGACGCCGTACGACTGGACTGTCGGCGGGGAGGAGGTGCGGGTCACCGCGGGCGGCCGCCTGATCAACCCGAACCCGTTCTTCGACACCGACACTGCGGGCTGGGCCGTGTCGAACGGCACTATGGCCCGTTCCACGGCAGTCGTACACCCGCAGGGGATCGCGTCGCTGCTGGTCACACCGAACGGCTCCTCGGCCGCAGGCAGCGTGGACCAGACGCCCCGCTCCCCAGTTGGAAGCATCGTCCCTGGGGCGTCGTACCTCGCCTCGATGTGGGTGTACTCGCCGACCGGCTGGTCAGATCTGCGCCCGTGCATCGACTGGTACGACGCTTCGAACGGGTTTCTTTCCAGCGGCCTCGGCAGCGCCTTCGTGGTTCCGGCCGGGCAGTGGACGTACCTCCAGCAGACGCTTACCGCGCCGACGAATGCTTCCCGGGGCACGGTCCGGGGCAGGCACGGCGGCACGCCTGCGGCCGCGAACTTCTACTACGTGTGGGGTCTTCGGATCACGCAGGTGAAGGCGAGCTGGCTGCACGATGCCTTCGGCCGGACGGCCTCCAGCAGCTGGGGCACCTCCGACGCAGGACTCAGCTGGTCGACCTTCGGTGGCGCCGCAAGCGATTTCAACGTGGCCAGCGGCTACGGATCGCATGTTCTGTCGACGGTGGACATCACGCGTCGAACCGGGGTCGCCGCACCGCACGCCGACTTCGATGTGTACTGCGACGTCACCACCAGCGCGTTGGCCACCGGAGATTCCTTGTACGGCGGTCCAACGGCTCGCATGGTCGACGTGTCGAACATGTACCAGTGCAGGCTGGAGTTCACGACGTCGAACACGGTCAGCGTGTCCATCCGGCAGATCCTCGCCGGAGTCAACACCCTGATCGGGAGCAGCTACATCGTGCCCGTCACGCACGTCGCCGGGACGTTTATCAGGGTCCGCTTCCAGGGCCAGGGGACAGCGTTCCGGGCGAAGGCCTGGCCCGCATCCGGGCTGGAGCCGCCCTTCTGGAACATCGAGGGCACCGACGCCTCACTCACGGCCGCCGCGCAGATCGGCACCCGCTCTATCCGGGTCACCGGCAACACCAACGCCGCGTCGGTCGAGGTCCGGTACGACAACTTCGACCTGATCAACCCGCAGGTGATGTCCGTCGACCGGGCCCGCAACGGCGTCGTCAAAGCCCAGACGGTCGGCGAAGACGTGCGGCTCGCCCGACCCGCCATCGTCGCCCTGTAAGGAGAGGCCCTGTGCCTGATGTCGTCCAGCCGGGCACCCGGCTCACGAGCAACCTGCTCACCTACCGCTCGCCGTATGTGGTCGCGCACGCGTCCCTGACGACCAACTCGTCGACGATCAACTCGACGACCGAGGTCACCATCCTCACGACCGGATCGGTCACGTTCACCGCGGGCCGCGCCTATCGCTTCGAGTACCACGGCCTGGCCCAGCACACCTCCGTCAACGTCGCGGCATCCTGTATCTGCGCTT